AAGGTATAAAAATACTATCTAATGGTACTAGAGATGCAACCTACTCAACATTAGTTAATATAAGTGGTGGTTTCAGATATAAAGTACAAATTTTATCAAATGGAAATGTGGTTTGGGGTACTAGTAGTAGCAGTTATGCGGTTCAACTAACGGATTCTTTAGGTGTTGCACTAAATAATAGTGTTGTGGGAGTATCTGGTCAGGGTTTAGGACTTTTATCGGATGGTAATGGTAATTTTTATACTAAAGGTACTTTTGCGTTAGGAAATTATTCACCAGTATATTTTGATAAATTTACCGATTCGGGTAGTGCGGTATATCCTTTTAATCCTGACGCGGTGGTATCAATAACCCCTTCAGCATTGTTATCTCAAATGGCATTTAGTCCCTCAAAAGACAGAATATATATACCAGGAGCTATCGCTGAAAGTGGTGGTGGTTTAGCTTGTTTAAACACTTCTGACGGAACATTTAATTATGATTTCATATTAAATCCGAATTATCAAAATAATCAAGTTTTAAAATTATCAACATCAATTTCTACTTTACCACCAGGTACCCCATATGTTATAGAAGATTTAAGATTATTTACATTAAGGGGTGCTGCAAATACTAACTATAGTGGAGTTTATTCTGTACAAGGAATTAGTTTTGACGATTTTATCCCGGCAACAACTTCGTTTTCAACAATTACTGACCCATTATCTTTAGGTTCTGGAGCTTCTTGGTTAATTGATTATAGTCTTTCATTATATACAGGTTCTATTGATATATCAGTAGGTGATAAAATATCGAATACAGAACAAAAATTATATGTAACAAAAAGTAATGGTATTATTGGGGTTATTAACTTTAGAAAAAACAATTTCAAAAATTATTTTGGTAGTAGAATTAGATTAAGACTAGATGGTGACGCAGTTTACATCACTTCTACACCTTCTGGGTTGAGTTTAGACGGAAACGGAAAATCAGTAATTGCAACAATGAATTCTGGTACAGCATCAGGTGTAACCTCATTATATATGGGGTCAACAACAAATATAGTTCAGGCAGAATTAGATTCTTTTATAGAAGGACAATCTTATACATATAACACGATGTCTCAAATACCTCCTGGTTCTACAACAACTTATCCTAACGCAACCGCGTTAAGAAGATTATATTATATGCCAGAAATAGATAAATTAATTTGTTTAAATTATGGGACAGATAAATCTTATATCACAAAATTCGATAACGGTTTAGTCACTCCAACACTAACATCGACTTTCTATAGTAGAGATACTTATAATGAATTATCTTATAATAATTCTTTTGATAAGAGTTTCTTGGTTTCAGGTAGAATTTATCAAGGCTCAACCGCAAACCCAAATGTTCCTATTTACCCTGATATGCAAAGTTATGGTTTTTTTGGTTCGACAAGAGAAGGTATTTTACATTTATGTAGAGCTTTATCAACCAATCAAAATCAAATATATTCAATACCTTTAGGTGCGGATAACCAATTTGTGGAAACATCAAATAATGTTATTATAACACCAAAATACGTAATAACTAACGTAATTTCGGTTACTGGATTATATATGAACACAATGAAGGAGATTGGTTCGGGACCTTTTGCGGTATCACCAGAACCAGTAATTGTTCATTATCGAACTGAAGGTATTGATGATAATAGTGGTGAATGGAATTTATACACTAATATTTCGGACTTAAATAATGTCTTATGTAATAAAGCGGTAAATAATGTTACAATACAATTTAGATTTTCGTTTCAAGTTGCTGGTAACATTTGTCAACCAAATAGATTATATGGGTTTAGTTTTACCTATGAAGATGATAGAACTGATTCACATTATTCCCCATCAACTTCATTATCTAGTTTAAGTAATAGAATTTTTGCTTGGAGACAAGATTCGTTGTGGAATAGTAACATACCTAACTTAAAAATTAGATTATATAACGTAACTAATAGTGATTTGATTTTGTATGATACCGTTTCAGATTCATCTAATGGGACTTGGGAATATTCAACCAATAGTGGTTCAACTTGGTCTAATTGGGTTTCTTCTGCGGATACAATAGGTAATTACATTAGGTATCAGGCGAATTACATACCACCAGGAATAAAACTTAGAGTTGGATTAAATAAAGTGTAATATGTTTAAAGATTTTTTCGAATATAGATTTGAGGATGAAACTACGAATTATTTATCATACGATTCAAGTAAAATAAATTTGGGTTATTTGATGATGAAGGGTGACGATTCTATTGGTAATTACATCTCACCGATAGAATCTAAATTTATTAGAGGTTATGAAATACAAGGTTTTAATAATAACTCATCGGTAGGTACGTTAGAATATGGTAATAATATTTGGGTTTTTTACGGTAATGGAGATGTCGTATCTGGAGTTAAAAACATATATCTATCTGTATATGATAAATCAACTAATGAAATAGAATATAAAGGTTATATTGTTTCAACACCAGTTATATCAACATCACACACGATTAGAGGTCTAACCCCATCTATGGAATATCATACAGGTGGTACAATTACTGTTAATGGTAGTTCTGTCTCTGGTGTTGGTACTAGTTGGTTATCTGATGGTGTTTGTTCAGGTAATAGAATTGGTTTTGGTAGTACAAATTCTTCGGATATAACAACTTGGTATGAGATATCTTCGGTTGATAGTAACACTGGATTAACAATAACGAGAGGCTTATTTACTGACGGCAAAACTTCTAATTTATCAATAACCGCAAATACTTCGTATGTCATAGAAGATTTTAGGATATTATATGCTTTTTATGCTTCTACCGCAACATACACTGGAGTCCAATTATTAAAAGGTCTTAGATATGAATTATTTAATATTAACTCACCAACAACTATAGGTGTATCTACAACGGTAGATAATATAAGAGCGACTTATAGGTTATTGGATAGTGCAACAACATCCGCGACATTTAGACCCAACGGATTGGTCTTATTACCAAAGACAAATTTTTCACAACAAGATATGTATGTCATATCATATCCTTCGGCAACGAATATTAGTATACAAAAATTTAACACTAGAGCAAATTTAACCGTAACTGCTGGTAGGTCTGATAGTGCTTATGTCCTAACAACCGCATCAATAGTGCATAACGGTACAAATACTGGAGGGTATAACTCAATGATTTTAGGTGATGGTGATAATATGTATGTTACTCACTATACTAGAATAAGTAGAATACCTATTTCAGGTGTTACCGCTGGTTCAACAACTTTTATTGCTGACCAAATGGTAGAAAACCCCGTAGGTACAAGTACAACTTTTCCTCTTAGTAGTCAAATGTTTCAATCACATTATTTACCAACAATTAATAGATTTTATGTAAGTCATGTTCAAGGTACTATAAGGAATTATCTTTTTGAATACTCTGTTGGTGGTTCTTTTGAAAAACCAATACATATAAATGATACCGTACAACAAAGTAGTTATAATATTTTTAACATAGACACATTAACAACAAATTTTATTAGCGACCCATTATCTAGTGTTTATTGTGGAGGTATTTCCTTTATTAGTAGGTATTCTTCGGATAATAATAATATATTATATACATTACCCATTGAGGCTGATAAAGATTATTTGAATCTAAATAATTCATTTATTATAACTCCTGAGATATATACAACATCTGCATCTACATATAACAAAGTTTTGATAGATTATCAAACTTTTTATAATACAGACAGGTTTGTTAACCCGAGAGAGTCTTTTGATGTTTATTATAGAACAACAGGTATTACTACAAATACGGGAAGTTGGGAGTTGTTACCTGAAGATGGTTCGATATCGGGAAGTTCAAGTAGTATACAATTTAGATTCACATTTAGAACTGCTGGTGTTTATTCGGTACCTACAAAAATTTATGGTATAACAATACTTTATGATAGTAATGGAATACCTAAATCGATAACAAATTATGAACCTTCTTTATCAGAAACTAATAAAGCTTCACAGATTTTTAGTTGGAGACAAAGAACATTGTTTAATACAACTATACCAAATTTAAAAATTAATATTTATGACACTTCAAATAACTCATTATTGTTAGAAGATTCGACAATTTTAAATAATTATGGTTATTGGGAGTATTCATCAGATAATGGTGATAATTGGAATCCTTGGGATAATACACAAAATAATGAAGGTAATTATGTTAGATATAACGCAACGGGGTTAACTGCAAATAATTTAATAATAAAAACAATATTGTACGAATAATGATATTAGATATTACATATGATAATTTATTTTTAGTGTATGAAACCCCTATTGGGGGTACTGGTGGTAGTATAGACGGATATAGTTTTGACGGAAATTATTTTGACTATGTGTCAGGTTCTACAACATCTAACGAATCAATTTCAATATTTATTAACTAATGGGGACAATAATTTTAAATAAAGGTGATTTAGTTTATAACGAAATAAATAAAATCGTTTGTGAAAGCGGTGAGTATCAATATGACGAATTAGTTCCTATTTCTGAAACTAATAACCCAAAATACTCTAAAGATTTTCCGTTGTATCAGTATCAAGCACATTATGTAAAATATGGTACGAACTATAATCAAGAATTTTTGGAACAAACATAATTTTTAAAAAAAATATATCACAAATGAATGGATGATGGATTTTTAAATTGGTTAATAAATAATGTCTTAATTTTTAAATAAAAAAGTTCTTTCCAAATATCCAATATATTTATATTAAAGAATAATAAATAAACAAAAAAACAATATGGCAAATAAAGTATTCGTTAGTCCAGGTGTATACACGTCAGAACTTGATTTAACTTTCGTAGCAAAACAAGTTGGTGTAACAACTCTTGGTATTGTAGGTGAAACACCTAAAGGTCCAGCATTTGAACCAGTTTTTATCTCTGGTTATGATGAATTTCAAACAATTTTTGGTGGATTAGATCCAACATTATTTAGAGGTACTGGATACCCAAAATTTGAAGCGAATTATATCGCAAAAGGTTATTTAACACAATCAAGTCAATTATTCGTAACTAGAATATTAGGTCTTTCTGGTTATGACGCTGGTGATGCTTGGTCTATTACAATTGATGCAGCATTGGATCCATCAACAATTGATTGTTATTCTACTGGGACAACAACATCAACATTTACTGTAACTACTGGTGGTACAATAACTTCATTTGTTTTTGCTGGTCATGGTGCAGCAGAATTAAACGCAGTTTTTGCTGACGGTGGTTTTGATTCTTATTTAACAAACTTAGAAGATTCAATCGCATTTGTTACAACATTAACCGCTGATACTCAATATACTAAAACTGGTACAGTATTTAATGGTGGTAATTATAATCTTTTAGTCGTAGCGGCTGGATCTGATGGTCTTGGTAACATAACTGGTTCAACTACAGGTACTTCTGTAATTTGTAGTGGTACTTCATATTCTGATGTTGAAGATTTAGTAGTAGCTACTTTAAGGTCAGAAGCAACATATAGTTCAAACGAAATAATTAATTTTGAAGTTTCTGGTTCTGGAATCGTTATCGATCCAAGTAATACTGACATTTTGAATGATCCTTATGCAACTTTCTTTGTAAGTGGTAATACAACCGGTGGAGATTCAATTTATTTTGAAACTTCAATGGATAAAACTAAGAAAAATTACTTAGTTAGAGTATTAGGTAAAGAACCTTTCCAAAATCAATTACCATTATATGTAGAAGAAATCTATGATAATATGTTAGCTAATTTAGTTGATCAAGGTAAAGTTAAAGGTTTAAATATTTCATTTGAATATGTGAATGATTTAGATAATTACTTAACTGAATATCGTTCAGCATTAACTCCTTGGGTTGTTTCTGAGGTTAGAGGTAACAAAGTATTTAGATTATTCCGTTTCATCACTATTTCTGATGGTGATGCGGCAAATAGAGATATTAAAATTTCTATTCAAAATATCAACTTAGATGATCTTGAATTTGATGTAGTAATCAGAGATTTCAACGATACTGATGCAAATCCAGTAATTTTAGAAAGATTCTCTAAGTGTTCAATGGATTCAACTAGTACTAATTATGTTGCAAGACGAATTGGGACTAATGACGGATTCTTCCCACTTAGAAGTAGCAGAGTAATGGTTGAAATGGCTGATAACCTTCTTGAAGATGCAATTCCGGCAGGTTTTGAAGGTTTTGAGGTTAGAGAATATAATTCAGCTTTACCTCCAATTATGAATTACAAAACAAGTTACTTATCAACTGAAAAAGTTAGAAAAGTGTACTTAGGTGTATCAAATATCGCTGGAATTGATCAAGATATGTTCGATTTCAAAGGATTACAATCTAATGTTGCTGGTTCTGAATGGACTGGTGTTACAAAAGGTTTCCACATGGATATTAATGCAACTGGTGTAACTGTTGATGGTCAATCTTCTTCGATTACTTTTGAAGTTGGATGTTGTCCATTCCAAACACCAGCATCTGTTGTTAATACAGCTTATGATAAAATCCAAGCAAGAAAGTTCACATTTGTACCTTACGGTGGATTTGATGGTTGGGATATTTACAGAGAAAGAAGAACAAATAAAGATACTTATACCGCAACTGGTACAAAAGGTGTTGATGGTTTAAATTCTGGTATTTTTGCTACAAGAACTACACTTGATGGTCAAAATGGTATTACTTCAGATTATTACGCATATTATGAAGGTATCAAAACTTTCTCTAATCCTGAATCAGTAAATATTAACGTATTTGTAACACCAGGTATTGATACTGTGGATAATAATGGTTTAGTTGAAGAGGCGATTGATATGGTTGAAACTGAGCGTTGTGATTCATTATATGTCGTAACAACCCCAGATACTGCAACATATTCTTCCGGTGCATTAGTTAATGTTGGTGGTAATGATATTATCACACCAGAAGATATCGCAGATACACTTTATGGTGAATTTGATAGTAACTATACTGCAACATACTGGCCTTGGTTACAGATGAATGATACAGAAAATAATGTATACATTTGGATGCCACCAACTGGTGAGGTTGTAAGAAACATCGCGTTAACTGATAATGTGGCGTTCCCTTGGTTCGCAACCGCAGGTTTAAACAGAGGTGTAACCAACGCAATTAAAGCCAGATTGAAATTAAAATTGGCCGATAGAGATACATTGTATGAAAACAGAATTAACCCAATGGCGACATTCTCAGAAGAAGGTGTTGTAATTTGGGGTAATAAAACTCTTCAAATCAAAGATTCGGCACTTAATAGAATCAACGTAAGAAGATTATTATTACAAGCGAGAAAATTAATTTCTGCGGTTTCTATTAGATTACTATTCGAACAAAACGATCAAATCGTAAGAAGTCAATTCTTATCATTGGTTAACCCAATTCTTGAAAATATCAGAAAAGAAAGAGGTTTAACAGATTTCAGAGTACAATTAAATGATACTCCAGAATCAATTGATAGAAATGAATTAAATGGGAGAATTTTTATCAAGCCTACGAGAAGTTTGGAACAAATTTACATTGAATTCGTTGTAACTCCTACTGGAGCGTCATTCGAAAACATCTAAAAATTAATCAATTAAACAATAAAAGAGACACCAAAAATGTCTCTTTTATTATTTTAAACATATTTATATTAAAATAAAATCACAATGGGAAAGATTATAAAGTTAACAGAATCACAACTAGAGTTAGTAATTAATCAGATTCTAAATGAAAATAAAAAATCAGATGTTTTGACCGAATCAAAAAAGATGATTAAAAAATTTCAAGAAGTAAAAAAACAAAAATTAGAAGAAGGATTTACCAGAGAAGAAATTAACGAAGGTTTCATGGATTGGGTTAAATCTTTATATTCTTCAGAAGATGAACAAGAGTCAACCGAGGAAACAAAAGAAAAGGATGAAGAAGGATTTGGTGTAAAAACATTTGTTGATACCGGAAAACAATGGATTATTGGGTGGATATTGGAACGAATGGGAGTTACTGGGGAATTAAATCGTATTATGAAAATCGCGTTGTCAAACATTGAACCTAGTGATTATTCAAAATTATTTGATCCAATTGATAATTGTAAATGGTTATCAGATGTAATGTTTGAAGGATTATTAGAATATATTGTACAAAAATTAACGGAATCATTTGTAGATAGAAAAGAATCTGGTGGAAGTTTATTCTCAATTGCGATTTCAAAATCATTCAAGAATTTAACAGATAATATTGAATTTAAAGCGGACATGAAACGTTATTTATCATCGGCGATATGTAACGCCCTTGGAGGTCAATCTGGTGAGTTTGAATTGGCATCGGAACTTGGGCATTCGGGATTTGATCCAAAGATTGTAAAAGGAATTAAAAAGAAACTATAATTTAATTATCCCCCTTATAATTAGGGGGATTTTTTTATTCAAAAAATTTCAATATATTTGTATCTATAATTCAATAGGTTATGGAACAAAAAAAGAATTTCTTCTTATATGATTGGGATGATAATATATTGGTAATGCCAACAAAAATAATCCTGGATAAGTTAATCAGAAACAAATGGGTAAGGATTGATATCACATCACATCAATTCAGAAAGATTAGGAAGAAAATAGGAATTAATTACAGATTAAGAAAAGATTCCTTTATTCAATTCAGAAATTCAAAACAATTTGAACAAGATATTAAATATTCCATAGATAATAAATTATTTGGGCCAGTATTCCACAAATTTATTAACACAATTATCAACACCCAAGATTTTGGGATAATCACCGCCAGAGGTCATTCACCAAAAACAATTAAAGAGGGGATTAAATTAATCATCAAGGAGATATTGACACCACAAGAGAAGAAACAATTAATTTTGAATCTAAATGGTAAGGATATTGATTATTATTTATCCAGACAAAAATACAGAACAGTATCATCAAAAGAATTCATAAAAGAGTTTGGTTTGGATGTTACATCACAGAATCCAGAAATCGGTAAGAAAATCGCCTTAACGGATTATGTGGAGAATGTTATTGGTTGTTGTGAGGGTAAAATTAGTATCGGATTTAGTGATGACGATTTGAATAATATCAAGGTGATTGAGAAAACAATTAAGGAGGAGTTAAAAAAGAAATTCCCACATATTAACTTTGTGATTTATGATACATCGAATCCAAAGAATGTTAGGAAGAAGGAGATTAATTAACCATTATAAACCCATTTTTTATTACCACAATCATAAATTCTATATAACCCCATTTCTTCTGTAATTTCTTTTTCAGTCTTATCTTTATCATACCCCATTGAAACCAAAACATTTTTTCTAAAATTAAATCTATTAACTCTACTTCTAGATTTGATATAAAAATAATTAGGTTTAGTTTCACCACTATAATTAAAACCTAATTTATTATATAAATCACCAGTAAAATATCTATTATCGGAAAAAGATATGACTTGTGTTGGTTTATATTTTTTAACAAAATAATTAAACAATTTACTCGCACCACCAATTATCTTAGTATTTTTTAAATTACAAAACCTAATCATTTCATAATGATTATCTTTATGAGTCATACCCAAAGATTTCCTAAGACCACCAAATGTCATTACAGAAACTAATTCATTCTCATAAAATAATCCAATTTTTATTTTTGAGTTATGATGACCTTGAATATGATTTTCATCAATGAATTTTTTACACATGTTATTATCAATTTCTTTTATGATACATTTTCTACCATAAATAATTTTATCAAAAATATTTAAAGAATTTTTTATAATTGATTTAACTATTTCTCTTTTTTCTAACCATTCATCTTCAAAAATTTGAATTAATTTATAACCTTGTTCATAACATTTTTTATATTTATTTATATGGTATTTATCATCTTTACTATATGATGAGTGCCAAAATAAACCATTATATTCTATACCGATTTTTTTATTTGGGATTATAATGTCAATTTCTTGTGGTGAAAGTATTTTCCTATCTTTCTCAACAAGATCCTCATTTGGTAATATTTCTTTAATAAAATCAATAACCTCTCTCTCTGCGAAACTATTATTAATATTTATTGGATTACAATTTGTACAACATTCGACACCCAAATTAAATCTGTGTAATAATACCGATCTATTAATTGTATAGTTCTGTTTACATTTATCACAATTTATTTCTATGAAATCTCCGTCATCAGATATTATATTAAAATCTTTATATTTTTCTTTGAATATTTTTTTCTTCGTTTCTATTGATTTTTTTCTATTAACTGGATTTAAAAAACTAGTTTCATACCCATACCTTTTCAAATTAGTTTCTTTAGTTTTTTCCCTAACCCCGTCTACCCCCCACACATTCTCAACTCCGTACTTTTTTAAAAAACCATTTTTTATAATATCTTTTCTTTTAAATATATTATCAACACCATATTTGTCATTAGTTGTTTTTTCTATTTTATCAGCCAATAATTTAGAGGCGGTACCAACACCACCATATTTATCAATACAAGTATTTTTAACTTTTTTAATATGTTCAGGACACTTATTACCACAACTTATTGAACAATATATCCCATAACCCTCAGATAAACTTCGTTTAAATTTCAATTCTTTTTTACAGTGTTTACATAATACTTTATCATCGACATTATATATGAAATGCCACACTTTTTCTTTGAAAGAAATGTCACCTAAATTTTTAGAACAAAAATTTATTATTTTTTCATATAAATCAGGATATTTTTTTTTCAAAAAAATTTCTTGAGTTTTTTTACCATTTTTATTTTCAATAATAAAAAATTTTTCCAAATTCATAATATTTATATTAAAGTAATATTAAAATATGTTACTAATATAATAATAAATATTAACAAAAACAAAAAAAATGGCGGATTTATTACTACGAATGCCCACACCATATGAACCTAAAAAGAAAAATAGGTGGATTTTAAGATTTCCAAGTGAACTTGGGATTCAAGAATGGTGGTTAGGTTCTGCGGCGAGACCAAGTATTACACAAAATGAAGTTGTTATACCATTTCTTAATACAGAAACTTATGTATTAGGTAAATATAATTGGAATCCAATTTCAGTAACCTTTAGAGATCCTATAGGTCCATCCGCAACACAGGCACTTATGGAATGGGTTCGTTTACATTCTGAATCAGTAACTGGTAGACAAGGTTATGCTGCTGGGTATAAAAAAGACATATATCTTGAAATGTTAGATCCAACTGGGGTAGTTGTCGAAAAATGGCAATTAGTTAATACTTGGCTACAAGGTGACATTAATTTTGGTGATTTATCGTATGATTCTGGTGATCTTGCGGATATCAGTGCATCATTAAGATTTGACTACGCAGTCTTGTTATTCTAAAAATTTTTTGAATACCCTTGACATCCTAATAAAAATCCGTATATTTATGATATATGGATTTTTCTTTTTTTACAACTGACAACAAATCTGGTCACAAAACCAGAGAACTATGGTTAATTAAAAATCATAAAGATGTTTATGATAAAATCGTAGAACATTCAAAAACTTATGACTTAAATAATCATTCTTTTAAAGAAAAGATTTGGAATTATTTTCACGATATAAAACAAAAACCAAAATGTTTATTTTGTGAAAAAACAACCACATTTACTGATAGATTTGATAGGGGTTATAATAAATTCTGTTCTTTAGAATGTGCCAATAAAAGTGGTATGTTGAATGATTTTGCGAAAGTAAAAACAAAAGAAAAGTGGGGTGTTGAATATTTTTCTCAACATCATACCTATATTGATAAGGTTAAGAAAACTAAATTAGAGAGGTATGGGGATGAAAAATATACAAATATAGAAAAAGGTAAAAAAACTAAACTAGAGAGGTACGGTGATGAAAATTACACTAATGTTGAAAAAGGTAAGAAAACATCATTAGAAAGATATGGGGTTTCAAATCCTTCAAAATCTAAAATAATTAAAGATAAAATTATTGAAATTAATCTTAAAAAATGGGGATATAGTACTCCAGCGTTACATCCAGATATAAGATCTAAAAGAGATGAAACCGTACTTAAAAAAATTAAAAGTAGATTCAAAGAAAATGAGTTTATTTCCTATGATACAATAACTAAAGAATTCACATTAAAATGTCAAAAATGTGATTCTGAATATAAAATTTTTAGTCCTTTTTATAATCTAAGAAGAAGGTGTGGTTATGAAACTTGTTTAATTTGTAATCCTATAGATTCATTAGCGTCACATAGAGAAAAAGAAGTTTATAATTACATATTGGAACTTGGAATTGAAAATATTATAGAGAATGATAGAACCATGATTAAACCATTAGAATTAGATGTCTATTTACCTGATTATAATTTGGGGATAGAATTTAATGGTTTACATTATCACTCAGATTTGTTTAAATCCGAAAATTATCATCTTAATAAACAAAATAAATGTATTGAATCTAATATCGATTTAATCCAAATTTTCGAAGATGAATGGTTATTTAAAAAAGATATTGTTAAATCCATTATTAAAAATCGTCTAAATATTAGTGAAAATAAAATTTACGCGAGAAATTGTATCATTAAAGAATTAGATAATAAAACTTGTAAAAAATTCTTAGAGGATAATCATATCCAAGGTAATTGTTTATCTAAAGTTAAATTAGGTCTTTTTCATAATGACATGTTAGTTTCAGTAATGACATTTGGTACTCGTTCTGGGATTGGTAATAATAAAGAAAATTATTCAGAATTATTAAGATTTTCTAACCTAATTAATCATAATATAATAGGTTCTGGTTCTAAATTATTTAGTTATTATATTAAACATTATAATCCGACCATGGTATTGAGTTACTCTGATAACAGACTATTTGGTGGTGGTTTATATCAAAAATTGGGTTTTATTGAAATTCATAAAACAAAACCTAATTATTGGTACGTTAAAAACGATATTAGATTACATAGATTAAACTATAAGAAGAAAAATTTAGTTAAAGAGGGGTTTGATCCATCTAAAACAGAAAAAACAATCATGTCCGAACGAGGATTCAAAAGAATTTACGATTGTGGGGTAACTCGTTGGGAGTGGAAAAAATAGTTAATTTTTTTGTATAATTGGGATATTTATATTAATAAACTAGTGAATAATGTTTAAATATAAAGAAGAACAATATAGTCGAATATTCCAATTAATTGAGAGGGTTGAAAATCCATATAATTCTCTTATCAATGAACAATATGATCCATCCAATTTATTAGACAAATATTTTGATTCTAAAACTGGGGATATTTTTTCTGACGAATCATTTAAAGATAAGAAAGATAAAGTTTCTATTATTTCAAATGCGACCGATGAGATTAAAGAATGTTGTGGTCAAGAATCAATGTCTTCTTTTTGGTGGCCCGAACATAATTGTTGGATTGTAAGGAGAGGTACTACTCTATATTTGATATATGTTTCTCCAGGTAAATCAACCATGACCCCAGA